TCCTGCTGCACCCGAGGAATACTACTCTCATCATCCGCAAATTGCTCCGCCATATTGATCATACTTAATAATGACTCACCCACATCTTGAATAACCACTTGCTGAATAGCTTGACGTACATCATCGCAATCTTCGTCTAAATGATAATTTGTACCAGGTACCCACTCTTGATCGCCATTAATTAACATGCGAGCTTTAAGAGCCATAATCACATTTGATGATAATTTCTTGTTGTCCTCAAATGCCCTTACCGCTCCATTCATTAAAGATTGAATCTGAAATAAGTTATCCGCAACTCCTTCACTCTCTAAACTATCCTTGTTCTTATCCCAAACATGACGATAAAATGGACGCTTACCTTCTTCCGCTGGAATAATCTTAATAATACTATTATTAGCCGACCAAATCATAACCTCAATGTCGTTGCCATCATCATCGTTTTCCGTTAACTTATCCATATCATCATCATCAAGATCAATACGACTCATCTTGTTATCAATAAGAAATTCTTTCAATTGCTTAGCTGGAACCCTACCCCAATATTCCAACATCGTTACCTTCTTTTGCCTATTCTCAATATCACGCAAAGCTGGTGAAAGTGAATTCACATTTTCAATTGATTTATTACTTTGATTCGAAATTACACTTTTTACATTATCCGTAATGACCCCAAATGAATCACTACTCGTTAACTTCCGCAACTCATAAACACTAATCGGTGTACGCTGAATTATTGCCCTACCCTTCTGCAAATCATCCGTTTCTAAATCCCTAAAAATATCCCAAATAGAAATATGATCAAAATTAGGATAACTATCAACTTCAATTTCCTTATTCCAAATATTGCCAGTCGCATCCTCAAGTGTTTCTGGTACATATTTTACCTTGTTAATGCTTTTGACCGTATGCTTAGCCCAAGCCTCACCATAAATAGCCGAACTCAAAATCAATTCACTTAACTTCTCAGGACACTTGCAACGCTTTAATTGATCTTTCATACGAGCTTCCATCTTTTCACGATTCTTACGATGAGACTCTTGAGCAACTTCTGGCATTTCAGCAAGCTCTTCTTCAGTTAAATCATTATCGCTTAAAAAAAATGGTATCTGACCTCCCTGCATAATAGTGTCAACAATTATCGCATGAGCAGCAACTATTTTTTGCTTCGTAATCCCAATAAATCGCTGTGAACGCCATTTTTTTTCATTCTTCTCACCTGTACCATATTCATTAACACCACCTTCACCTTTTTTCCATTGCGTATCAAGTTGCTTCTTGTAAGCATCATAATTGTTCTGCCACTTGCTCTCTAATTCTTTCTGCCTATCTGTCTTGAACTCATTGAAGATCTTTGCAACATATTCCTCAAGACCGTGTTTACCATTTTCTTTTAATTCATGTGCCATCTTAAAATTACCTTATGTTAGCGATTCTATATTTTTCAATTCCAGTTATCGCACACTTTAATGCATGCAAAGCAGGCAAAACTCGTTCACTATCAGCTCGAAACATCTCCATTTCTAAAAATAGGACACCATTTTTTCTGTAAATCAACTTTCCTATGGCGTCCTTCTCATAAATACTTTGTATCGGTTGATCCTCATTTTTCCAGTGAACTTGTAAAAATCTTGGCGATGGATTAGCTAAATAACTTCTAATTAACTGCCTTGAATACTTACGCTTTGTATCAAAGTCTTGATTGACAAAGAAAGAATCTGCAAAATAATACTTCCACCAAATTGGTATTTGCCCTGCTAATCCTTCAAATAATAGTTTGTTATCTTCAATTATATTATCTATCGAAAAATACTCAAATTCTTCAAAAACGTAAATAACACCTGTCTTTACATTTAATCCACACATTATAGCATAGCCTCTTATCGTAATTTTATCGTCTAAAAGCATCGGGAAAGCTAATCCACCTCTCATTAAATACTCTCCACTTGGCGCTCCACTTGATACTACATCATCTTCACCAAATATTAATCTCGAATATCCTTTTTCCTGATTCCATGTTACCGCTTTAGGTTTCAAAAATCTCTCGCTCCTTTTCCAAAACTACCCGCCAATTGACGACTTTCTTTCCATCTTCGCTTAGCCAATTCATATCCGCCAGCAATACTGTCTGCTATATCATCATGAACACCAGCAGGAAATATACTTAATTGATCATAAGCCTTTTTATTCCATTTACCAATTACAAAAAATATCATGCCTGCATCAAATAAAGGTTCAAGTACTGAAGCTCTTACCAGTTTATCTTTACTCACATTACACTTATAAACAATTGACTTACCCCTCAAAAGATCAGCTAAAGTTGTATACGCATCTTTATAACCTGCTACCGACTCAACACCCTGCCAAACTTCCGGACCATCACTTTCAGCTAAACGAATTATCATTGCATTTCGACTCGGTGCCTCTTCTTGGCACATCGAGCAATGACGAATAAATAATTGTGGCTGCCCTTTATATTCTCGATACGCACATAAACTACCAACAGTCCAGTCCGGATCATCTTTGTCTCGCTCTTTTTCGGTACTGGCTAAATCCCAAAAACGTACCCATAACAATTCATCTGGTAATTGATCATCATCACAATACCTTAATCCCTCCATCGCGAACATGTTTCCGCCTTTTAGAGTTGGGTCACCTTGCAATAAACTTGCCGAACCATATTTACCTTGAATCGCAAATTGTGTCTTGTACCAGGATTCATTGAATCTTTCAGGAAATAAATAAGTTCCATCGTCTTGACGAGCTTTATAATGAATATTCTCAAAAACAGGAAAATCGTGATCATAATCGTCATGGTCGGGATTGTTCTTATTTAATATCCTTCCGCTAATATCATCAACATGCCAGCGAGTATTCAATACCAAAATGATATGGACTGGCGGTACACGACTAACAAAGTCATTTCGGAAACTATCCCAACGTGTTTCTCTTGTCGTTTCACTTTCTGCCTGAGCACGATTCTTAAAGAAATCATCCACAATAAGAAGATTAGCACCTTTACCAGTAGCTCCACCATCAGCACCGACAGCATGATACTTTCCGTTCCTTCCTGCAACATGTCTTTCTTTCGCACTATTCGACTTGGTATCCAGTTTGGTATCAAAAGTCTTGGAATAGTTTTCACCTTCCATAATCTTTTTGACATCTTTACTGAAACCTTCCGACAGATCAGAACCATAACTGGCTTGAATAATGTGATCATCAGGAAATCTACCCATAAAATAAGCTGGTAAAAAACGTGAACTAATATCAGACTTTCCGTGTCTGAATGGAACGACAATATGAAGATAACTGGATATTCCTCTTTCATACTTCTCGATTGCTTCATCAATCTTAGCACAGATCTCTTTTGTATGTTTTCCAACTATCAATTTATCCGATGGATTTAGCCAGTTATATTCCATGAATGAAAGAAGCCCCTCAGCAGCGAGAGAGGCTTTACACATATCTATCGACATTTCTGTTAACTGAATATTCATTTATTTCATTTCCTTCAAAGCTTTTTCATAGTCCTCTCTACTTTCTTCAGGGAATCTAAAGAATAAATTCAGATAATATTCAACTTTAGCAGCATTAAATTCAGCATTAGCAGGATTAGAAGAAACAAGAGAAGCGGCATGAGCAGCATTAGCAACAGTTTCAGTAACAGGAGCATGAGCACAACCAGCAGCAGAAGTATAATTTTCATTGAGTTCTTCATTGCTACGGTTCTTCCAATCCATTGCAATTAAAATGTGTTGGTTCATTTTCTTCATTCTCCCGGGAAAGTTTTACCTAAGTAAACCAACTCCAACCGTCTTGACAATCATCTAAGGCAATCGCGTATAGGCTTGCAGTAGTTCTCCACTGCTTTTTCGCTACCTTCCTTGCTTCAACTTCAGTCTCGGCATTAAATACACCAACATTGCCCAGTTCTGCGATACCTGAGTTTAAATTGTAAATAACTAAGTATCTTTTAATTTCTTCTTTTGTTTGTTTACTCATTTATCTTCCACTTTCCTTTTTTTTGAATAAAATGTGTTCATTATCCTTTTACAAACTTTTTTGTTTTCTGTGCCGGATATAAAAGCCAATTCTTTTCGGCCCCATCCAAGTCCAGTATCAGGTACTTTATACCACCAAAAGATAAACTTTTTTTGAATATAGTATTTACCCTCTTGTTTTTGTATTCTAAACATATTATGCTAAATCCCACAAGTTATCTTCTAGAATTTTAGAAGCTTCAGCATCAGGTTCTTTTATTTTTAAAAACTCATCGCGGCATAAATTTCTTTCTTTCAATTGTTCTAAACTCACATTCTTGTACCATTTTTTCATAACTGATCCCAAGCGCCAATTGTCAATATAAGAAGTCGGTATACTTATATCTTTTATATATACGTGCATAATCGGAAACAGACGAAAATCTCCAAATGAAGTTATTTTTATATTATCTTTCTTTAACCCGCTACTATAATATATACTGTAGGTTTCTGGGTTAGTTTTTATATCTTTAATAATATCATCAATATATTTGCTCATTTTAATAACACCTCTCTAAATTCTACTATCATCTTTCACTTTCCTTTTGTTTTAACCAAGCGAGTTTTTCTTGTGTTGACATTGAGTCAAACATTGCCTTAATTTCGGCCTGTTTAGTACCATCCACTAGTGCAACATCAAGTTTTTGGTTAAACATGCCGAAGTGTTTTCCGAGCATTTCAGTTGCTTTTAATTTATCGTACAATTCGACTTCAATATCTTGATTGCCGTCTTTATCATGTTTAATTTTGATCTTTTTTATTGATTTTCTGACTTTTTTAGAGCGATCCGACTTTGGTACTAATGTGATATTCCCTGAGTCGTCAATATTAAATAGGTCCTCTATATCGCACGTAGCAATGTCTGAGAGGTTCGAAACGATCTCAGCTGTATCTAGAGTCGATTTTTCGCTTATTGTCGCTCTCTGTTGATTTAAATAGGCTTCTACCTTAGGCTTTCTCAATAGCTGAGAGCTAGATGATTCAGCAGTTCTAATATTCTTTGCTTTGTATCCAGCTTCTAGGTATGATTGTGTGCCGTTACCACTTTGCAGATATAGGTCAGCGAATTTTTGTTGTTTAACTGTGAGCGTTGATTTGCTCATTGTGGTGCTTTCTTTTTTTGTTAGAATATAGGATAGCAAAATTATTTTTACAAGTTTTTGTACTTGGCCTTGCATTTTGTAATACATGTAGTACATTTATAATTAATTAATTAACCCGAGGAGATATGAGAGATGGAGAGATTTGAGATAAAGCTTGATAGCTGGGTCCCTGTTACGAGTAGGGTTGCGAGTATGATTTTAGGGAGAAATGGTTATGATCTTGATGATTTACGTGAGTTGGATTTCTTTTCTGAGTTGATTGGTTTTGATAATTGGAGAGGGTTAGTAGCAGTTAGGCAAATAAGGGTTAAATAAATTACCAAAAAAGGTAACAAGGAAATGAAAACAACAAAAAATGTAATATGGGATAGGGATGTTAAATTTATGAATAGTGATTCTGCATTTTCTTTTAAGATACTCACAAAAAGGAGGGATTTAATATTTAAGGGCTCTGATGCTGAGGATTTAGCAATTTTGCAGGCAAAAGCGTTATCAAGATTTTTTGCAGGCGGCAGATACCTAGTGTACAAAGTGAATGAAAATCATTTCGAAATTTGTTTTGATGAATGTATCGAGCGTATAGGTGTATTAGATGATTATATCTTTTCCGCAAGTTCTACCTCAAACTCAGGAACTTTATCTTGGAAAGAGGCAAGGACATTTTCTAAGTACGATCATACTGACTATTAAAAAAGGTAACAAGAAATGAAAACAGTAGATATAAAAGGAAAGAAGAAGGAGATTATTTGATGCGTAGTTTATTAATTCATTTATTTGCGTTGTTGGTTATTCCAGGTGGTAGTGGTTTGTTGTTTTACTTATGTGTATTTGATTTAATAGAGGTGATGTTTTGAGTGATGTAATTGGAGTTTTGTTTGGTGGTTTAGTGTTAGGTTTGTGGGTTTATGATTTGTACCAGCAGGGTGCATTTAATAAGGAAAGTTAATAATGTGGAATAGTTACTATGTTAGTGAAGTAATCCGCAAGGGTCATCCACAACGACATGTTTATAATTGTGATGTTGTGATTTTAACTTGTAATTATAGTGGTCACGATGTCGATGTTGATATTGACGAGTTTAACAATCTTGTGCAAAACAATGGCATTACTGGATCTAGTGATTTAGATGCAATAGAGAGAGCGCAAAATTGTGGTCAATTAATATTTTGTCAATACGGTTAATTAGTTATTTGGTTACTGGTCATCCACTATTGGTTGATCAGTTGCCAGTTAATTAAGATTGGATTAAAAAAAGGAAAGTAATGGAACCGACTGAAAAGCAAGTAAAGCAAATGAAAAGCTGGCTAGATGAAATGTCAAAGCTTGAGGATGAAATCAATAGAATAGATACCAGTCGTAGGGTTTTGGGTAGGGACTACTACGAACTATCGTTAGCCGAAATAAGAGTTCAACTAAACCGAGTTAAAAAAGGAAAGTAAGTTATGACTAGTAGTGATTTAAGATTTATAAAAAAGTTATTGAGAGCGATCATTGATGCGGGTTATTTTGTCAGTGTTCATAATGGTGAGAACTATGAGGAATTCGAAAAGCATCATGTACGTAATGATATGGTAAGTAATGATCTTGATTCGATTGTTAAGGAATTGGATGCGACTGGAGAAGATTGGTTGTATGTTTTGGAAGATGACGAGAAGTTTATTGGTACGAGGGGTTTTCGTAAGATTGGTCATTATTTTTTGATTTATTCGAATGGTTTTGGTCCGGATGACTGTGAAGGTGTTGTAGCCGATTATAGCGACAATGCGATACTGAATGGTTTGTACAATAGCGTTGTGGTGGATTGTCATGTTTGATGATGATCCAATTATCCCAAGATCTAAATTAGGGGATGAATTGATACTTAATGGTGTTGCATTGGGCATTATCAAGGATGTTAGTGATTGTGGGAGTCGTGTATTGTTGCATAAAGACCTTGGCAATGGGGTTACTAAGGTTTTGGAATTGGAGTTAACGAGAGTATCTAAGGGCAATCCCTTGATGAATTAAGGTTGGATAATGATTATGATTAAAAATATAGTAAAGCAATTTAGATGCAGTGAGGAATTTAGTTTGATGATGCAAAGGCGATTAAAAGATATAAATATAGATCGTTTGGAATCAGGTAAAAAGCCAATTGGTGAAGCGACTTATATTCGTTATTTAATCAATGAAGATTGTAATAGTGATTAGTCTTTTTTAAGACATCCACAGAGTGACGAATCGGCTACTTTTATTAATTTAAGAGTAGCTTTTTTTTATGGCCTATTTAAGAATTGAGGAAAATCTAAAATCTAATATTTTCTATTATTTTTTAGATTTTAGTTTTTAGATTATCTGTCTAAAAAACAGTCTAATCATGGGGGGGGCTATTATTATAATAAGAGAAATTTATTTTAGATTTTATTTTTTTATAGATACGGGGAATTGTCACGGGAGAATTGTCTCGGGAAAAGGCGTCAAGACTTCGTCTTTCCTTCCTTTACTTTTTACAGGCCTAAGGGCTGAAAAGCAGGACTTTTACTCGACAAGTTATCCTGCTCGTGAAATTCCCCTTCCCTAATCGGCGCACGTGTGAGAGATCCCAAGAGAGAGTGGTAGTTTTTTTTTAGACAGGCCTTGCTTTTTCGTTAGTTTGTACTACATTTATTTTCAGCAAGTCGCATTGCTTACAAATTTCACTAGCGGCTGAAAGTCATCTTCGACTTTATGCGACCAGTCGCTTTTTTTAAGGAGTCGCATCCTATGGCAATCGAAATAGATTATTACAAAAAGTTATCCAAGCTTGTCTACTTCAAAGATGGTAAGCCTTACAAAATTGCTACCAACAAAGAATATGGTAAATACATAAAAGATAAAAATGCCTGGATAATTAGAACAAAAATAAATGGCGTCAGAAAAGATATAAGAGCACATCGTTTACATTG